CAATATTAGCTCCCTCAACCATCATACCATTACGAGAAACAAATGGAGGGATGATATAATTGTCATTACCATCTTTCTTGAGCTTAGCTTTCAGGATGTCAACGGGATTCATAAGAATCAAGTTCGGACTATACTTACTTTCTTTACCGTTTGAAATGTAAGTAATAACATTCATAAGCAGATCATAAGTAGAGGCATCAGCAGCCTGAGCAACTGTACCAGCAGAGATAGCTGAGGAAACCAAAGCAGCACTAAAATCTGTTGATTGTGCATAGATACCATTCCAGTTAGGAGTAGCATCATTACCATTCCATAACTGAGCATCAATTTTAAGAGCCATGTTAGTTCTTAAAAACTGTTGTACTTCTGCTAATAGACCTTCAATGTCTGCCATTGCTTCCATACTCATTGGAATAGAATCAAGAATCTTCTCAATACTTGCTGACCTCTGAATCCAAGACAAAGCGGATTCTGGTAATGTAGAGTTTTCTGCCCTTGTATCTGCGTTTCTTGTTACGGTAGCCTGATCTTGCCAGTAAACCGTCTTACGACCTGATGCAATATTAAAAGGCGCAAATAGTCCTTCCATAACAGTAGCAGCATAAGCAGCCTGACCAAATCCAGGGATATACGTTCCAGTAGTATCTCCACTTACAGCGGTCGTTACTAAATCAGTTTTCAGATCCATGATAAAAGACTTCTGACTTTTTACAGCTTCCTGAATCTTTTCAAAATTAGGCTCTAATTGTGATTTTAATGTTACCGGCTCTTGATTTTTCTTCAGCTCTTCCATCTTCTTTAGGTTCAAAGCCATCTTCTCAATGTTATCGCTTAACCCTTTAATGTCATGCTCTTTTGCAAACTCATCCATTGATTTCTGGAACTGAGTTTCTGAGAGGTAGTTTTGTGCAAACTCTTCCTTTATACTAGCGAACTTCTCCGATACTTCTGTACCGAGTTTGTCTACTATCAAATTTAAATCTTTTTCTTCCATTATTTTAAAATTTTAATTGTTTGTAAATATTCCTCAATGTCTAGAGTGGACTTAACTGATGGCTTTACAAAAGTATCTTTCAAGTTCGGCTCCTGTGTATATAATTCAAAAATCATTTGTTTAATCTGGTTTTCATGTAACTCTATCAGATCTTTGTCTTTTACATTTCCTGACTTAAACATCCCATGCAGGTGATTTAATTTTCCTACTAAATTATTATATTGTACTATCTTATTCTCTGACTTACTACCTAAGAACGGAGTTAATCTATTGCTCCCGAATCCATCCAATGAGGAGAACTCGAATAGTTTTATTTCTTTTACTAACCATAAGTAACCATTCTTAACTGCTTCATCAGGATTAATTAAGGTCTTTAACATATTATCCCATTCGGTTGTTTCCGCTTCTAAGAACTCCATTTGTAAATATTGAAACCCTATCGAGTGCTGATCAATAATTCCTTCATTGTACTTGATTAGAACTTCTTCACCCTTATCTGTTTCTGACATACGTGAGTATGCCCTTAATACATCGTTACCATTTATTACAGTTTCCTCAAGTATCTCTATCTTACCAATACCCTCCTGTAAGTTATGATTAGATAAATGTTTTATCTTTCCTGGTAACTTACTCTCCGGTCCGCGTTCCTGAATACTTTTAACACAGCATCCCTTTACCAGTACATCCATATCACTATCTACCCAATTATATGTATTGGCTATAACATTAACTGTCCTTTCAGATAGACTAACCTCTTTATAGTTGTTCTGCTGATTAGACTTAACGGCATAACTCATGCTTAGCTTTTGATCTTTCGTTAAATTTATCATAACATTTTTATTTTTCTTAATACTTCCTGATATTCCTTAATAGTAATAGCTTGACTTGCAAAAGCCTTGTCTAAAGATGTAACGGTATAGTTCCATGTTCTTGATCTACTTTCCAGATCTAACTGCAATGATGGCACGTGTGAGTAGTCTGCATATAACTCTTTACCTTTATCAATCAAGCCGAAGAACTTACTGAACCCTTGCATTATCTCGTTAGATTCAGGTATTATTGAGTCTTGGTAAAGTTGTTTTTTAGCTTCTTTTATGTTCTCGTATGTTTGATTAGAGTTAAGCAATGTATCTGGAAAACCGAATGTATTACTAATGGTCTGCCTATCAGATTCAACTTCCTCGAATAACTTCAGCCCTGATATATTAATCGCCATTGATGACCATGATAAATCACTACTTGATACAATGAACTTATATTTATCTTTAGCCATACCATACTGACGTAGATTATCCTGTATAGACTTCTTATCTTTAGGATCCAATATTGCCGATCCTTGCCCATCCTTAGACCTATTGGATATGATGCCCAATGGAGCATTACCCATAAGCATGCCCCTAGCCTCATAAGCTGTTATTATATTCTCGCAAGCCTGAGTTATAGCAGTTATCTTGCTTTTACCCATCACCCAGTTATCATTTGTAAAATCTATCTGGCTGTCGTTAAAGTGAATTATCTCATCCGGATTATGATTTATTGATTTATTATTAAACTCAAACTTATAATGATCAATGATTTCTGAAATATCCGTAACGTTAAATGGCGATATTCCATTCTCTTTTATTATTACCTTAGCATTCTTACTAGGCATATTGAATATGGCTTTTGACTTATCTTTCGTAAGCCCGTAAACAGGATGAACAAAAGCATTACCGTATAAATCTTTCTGTATTGATAGCTGTTTTATGAATTCGTCAAACGATTGTAATACATTAGGTTGTCTGAATAAATCCAGAATAGGATCGCTATCTATATCATCTCCAGTTCTAAGATTCCTCATCTTTACAATCATATCCGCCTTCACCATTGCACGATAGTTAATTATCGCATTCAGCTCTGGCACAGACATATAATACTTATATAGTTTATTATCTGTTATATCAGAATATCCTGAGATGAAGTTATCTAGCCACTGCACAGGTATAAATGAAGGCGTTATACTTGTAGGTACAGCAGTTTTACCCTTTAATAATGAAAGTATACCCATTGATGAAATTATATAATTTTAGGCAAGTTAATTAGAATAATTATAAATAACAAATTTTATTTAGACTAAATAAAAATAATTAAAAAAGCAAAAAAAAAACTATACAAAATAATCCCTCCTTATTCTTGCTGATAATCCAGCGGTGCAATCAGCCGCATCGTCATTATCTTTGCTATCTGGCGTAATATCTGACATCTGATTCATGAACATACTCAGCTCATTGTTAGGATTTTCAGGCCATACGAACCTTTGTAGGATAGGGCCGGACTGTGAGATTATGCGACCCATCTTATTAGACTTCGCTAAATCGCCTACTATAAATCGGGATGGGTTTTGATCTCTTAGGTTACGGGCAAAATAAGCACCGAAGCTATTACTTTCGATATATACCCTGTCAACTTCATGCCTTTCAAAACGTTCTTTACATACAGGTTCATTGATAGTAAGATTATGAGTGTTAAATATAGCATCCGTTACATAGAACTTATCACCAAGCAGTTTACCAAACAGTCCGGCAAAATGATCCTTACCTTCATCTGCTGTATCTATATAACAAATACTTGCACCTTCGTCATTAAGTGTCTTATAGCGGTTTAGTTTACTAAATGCAAATAGCGATCCTTTCAATTCAACCGGCTCCTGCATATATTCACTATTCCAAATGATTTCAGATGTTTCGCTTTTTAGCTTTAGATATTCTTTTGTGGTCTTCACATCTTCGCAGAAACTCTTACCATTAATTAAAGCAGGCACGACTATTGATCTTTCATAGAATCCGTTTGATGTGTTTACCCCTATTATATCTTTTTTACTCCACCTAGTACCAATATCTATGACCGCACATCCACTCTCAACTCTTGACTTATGTGCTGAGTTATACCAGTTATGAACACGCTCGTTAATAGTTGGACTAAACGCATCTTCATGTCCTCTATAAAGGTCATCAGTAGCCGCTATTCTTGAAGCTCCGAAACCTATTATAGTACCTCCAACCCCGTTACCAAAGTAACTAACTTGCTTTGCTTGTTTCACATTCCATCCATCAACAGAACTTTTATCTATTGACAGTGTAACATCTGGAAATACATTCTTAAACTTTTGTGATTTCACTATATCCCTTACATCGTATGAGAACTTTCGATATAATGTAGATGTGCAACTATTACGCATCATAGATTCATCAGGCTCTTTACCAATAACCCAAGCTAAAAATAATGATATTATATAACTCTTACCAGCTCTAGGAGGCATTGATACAGATAGCGTAATTATAATTCTATCGTATATATCCTGAAGCGATAATGCTATTACATTCAGGAAAGGTCTTTTAACTCTAAAAAAATCAAAATCGTAATAACAACAGAAAGACCAAAAGTCAATCCTTGATACCTGTATTAGAACGTTTTCTTTCTCATTCATTTTCCGGCTTTAATGAATTTATAACCTCAGCCAACTGTTCATCCGTTAGCTTCGTTTCAGACTTACTTCTTACATCCGCATCAATATTCTGATAAGACATTGATAATGCTTTCCGTTCTGATTCCGTTCCTATTAGTTTATATAGAGCTAATAACTCAGTAGCTTTATCTCCATTTCTTAACTTTCCTCGTATCTCTATTTTTGTAGCGACCTTGTTAGATTCTAGTTTTTCTTTTATATTGTTTGATTTATCCGAATCAGGTGGGAAGAAACTATAATAAGTAGATCTAACTATAGGGAGGTATGCTATTATATCAGTTTCGAAATAGATTGATTGATTTTTCTCTATTAAGTCCAACGCCCTGTTATATATTTTCTCTATATCGTATGCCATAATTATATAGTTTATTTGGCAAGGTACGAATAAAATAAACAAAAGGCAAATTCGACTAGTTTAGATTTTAATGTCATCCAAATTCTCTTTCAATCTTCTAAGGAAACTATCCTCACTATCATCCCCTGAAAGAAACCAATCTATTCTATTTGTATAGACATAGGCTTTCTTTAATATATCGACAGCGTTCTTAAATTCCTTCAGCACCTCATCGCTGTAACTCTCGTAATATTTATCTTCAGGATATTTCTCATACCACTCATCATCATCAAACCTATCCTTTGATGGTATCTCCTTACCGTTATTATCTATTTTTTCCTGAATAGATTCAGCTATATCCTCTATTCTGAATTGTACGTAATCGAATTTTCCTCCGCTCATCTTATTTAAGTTTATTTGTTCTAAAATTCTATTATTAGAACGTTATGTGCCATAAACTGGGTTATATACCTTAGTTATAGGCTATTGTTGGCTTAGAAACTTTTCTACTTCTTTATCTATTCTAGTCTCAGGTTTATAATCAGT